AAGGAAAGGGTTACACTATGCTTATAGAGAACGACCCATATACGGTAATTCAAGAGTCAGCTGTTGTAGTTGTTTTATAATACTCAGGATTTAAAAAGTGACATGTATAGTCTAAAAATAATTCTTCTCCTTTTTGTATGTCTTTCATTGCCTGAACTACTATGTCGTTTGTTCTTGTATATAAAAAATATATATTCGGACTGGAGGAATGATTAGTATATCTACCCAGGTATGTTTTATACGTGTTGTCAATTGAAGCCATTCCAATTATATTTCCTTTAGGTATATTCTCTTTAGCAAACATTCCATAGCCATGTATAATGGATTTTTTTCGTTCTACAAAAGAAGACTTCACATCAATAACAGGACCAGTTTCTGATAGGCTATCTAAATCTTCTATACTTATATTAAGCTTATCAAGAACATACTGTATATCAAATTTATTTTTTAGCATCACGAATCTCTTTGTTTATTTGGACTATAAAATTTCGATACACCTTATCGGTGTATGACACGTTCTTAGCGAACATGGGATTAAAAGATTTGCTGGTAGGAATCTCTTTGCCTTCTAGTTTTTTATATATACTACTTATAACTCTTTCAGTTTTATAGGATAACTGATATATTCCCTTTCTATTTCTAGAGCCTTTTCTGAAAACCTCAATCCATCCGTCTCTAAGTAATTTATCAAATCTATTAACGTCCCACGATAGTAGTTCATCAAACTCTTCAAACTTATCTTTAGAGAAATATTTTTCCGAGTAAAGAAATAGAAGAACATCTAAATCTGCTTGGCTTAATCCGTACTTTGCCTTAATAAAATAACGAATAACCCTCCAATATTTCAAGTAATCAGAATCTCGATTATGCATAAAATAAATTTTGTAACTTTGCAACAAAGATAATAAATTATGTCAGACGAACCAAAAACCACAACTGAAAAGAAAGTTGATAATAAAGTTGATAACGATGCTATTAACTTTAAGAATGCGGCTATAAAAAAAATAAACAGCTTACAAGCGGCTCTTAATAAAGAAAAGAAGAAGAAACGAAAAGTAAAAACAATTACAACTATGCCTAAGATATCTGGTATGGGTCAGTTAGGAAAACATACTAAGGCAAGTAAAAGAGCATAATGGGAACAGCTATAGGTAATGGAAATGGAATACCATTTCAAGACAAAAGAAACGAAGACATACCAGATATATGTTTTATAATAACAGAGCTTGATGAGTTCTGTGAACAAGAATTAGTAATTGGAGACAGTAGAATGTTTCCTGAATTATGCGAAACACCTTAAAAATAATTAAAAATGGCAAATAAGAAATTTTCACAATTTGAATTAAAAACAGACCAGGCAGATGTAGACTTTTTGGTTGGATACACAGGAACAGAAAATGTACAAATAGCAACTGAAAAAGTAGGTTTAAGGTATTCTTTATCTGGACAGACGACAAATCCTGGTAACTATGTAGTACGATTAACTGACAACAATGGTGTTGCCACAGATGTAACGCTTGTTGAGGGAAAAAATATTTCTTTAGTTGATTTGAGTGGTTCTCAGGCTAATGCAGTTCAAATTAACAATATAAGAGGTTCAGTATTTACAGTTACAGGAACACTTCAAAATATGTTTGGGGGGAGCCCTGGTATTTTTGGAGATACAGTAGAGTTTGGGGTTAAAGCTTCACCTGCGTCTAGCAGTTCATCAGTATTAGTTATTCCTGTTAGTGTTAACTTAATTAACATAAGCTATAAATGGATATCTGGAACAGCTCTAGCAGGTATAGGAGCATCAGACCTCTATCAAATAAAAGTATTACCAATGAGTAATACAAGCGGCTCAACAACAAGTACAGGTAATTACGACACGACAATACCTCCTATAGCAGGGCTTGATTTAGTAGCTGCAGATAATGGAACATTCCCATTTAAAAGTGCAGCAACAAACATTGTTTTACCAGCAGGAAGTATTATTAATGTTTCAGGAGTAGAATCATCTGGTAACATTCCATCAACAGATGCTGAAGTGGAAGTTGTTCTTACTTTTGAAACATATACATTTTAATTATGGCAAAGAAAGGTAAAACAAAAGGAAATAAAATTTGTCCAGCAGGAATATCTTGGGCAAAAAGAACTTTTGACAAGTATCCATCTGCGTATGCGAATATGGCTGCCAGTAAATATTGCAAAGACCCTAACTACGCTAAAGGAAAAAAGAAATAATTATGAATTGTAAAGGATTAAAAAAAAGAAAATTAAAAAAGTGTATGAAGGCTTATGTCAAGCAATCGTTAAGGCAGTTTCCTACATTTAATAAGGATATAGATACTGTAAGCACAACTATTAAATCAAATAGTATTAATGGTATTAGACATCAGCGGAAATACTCTCAAAACCCAACGATAAAATCAGAGTTAAAAAACTCTATATCTAAACCTCTTCTTGTAAAGTCAAACGACACTAATGATAAACATCCTTATAAACTAAAAACTCATAGAAAAAAGAATTAATTATGCCAACAGTAGGAAAAAAGAAATACCCATACACACCTAAGGGTAAAGCAGCAGCAAAGAAACAAGCTAAAAAAACAGGTAAAAAAGTAAAGTCTAAATATTAGTTTTGGGAGAACTAAAAAAATGGAGAGAAAAGAATTGGGTTAGAATAGGGACAGATGGTTCTATTAAAGGCGCTTGCGGTACTAGCAAGAACAAGAAGAACCCAGACAGGTGTCTACCTTTAGCTAAAGCTAAGAGCTTAAGTAGGGCAGAAAGGGCTAAGACGGCAAGAAAAAAGAAGGCATCAGGAGGCAAGAAGCAGTTTGTGTCAAATACAAAAAAAGCGAAAGTAACTAAAAAATTTACTAAGTAATGGCTACACCAAGAAAAGGGAAAGCAAAAGTAAAGATTACCTCATCAGGTAAGAAGGTTAGTTATGGGCAGGCAGGTAGGGCTAAAGGAGGAGGACCAAGAGTAAAACCTGGCACATCTAAGGGTGACAGCTACTGTGCAAGGAGTTATGGAATAAAAACAAGGTTAAGCAAGAAAAAACAAAACGACCCTAACACACCAAATAATTTATCTCGAAAGAGATGGAAGTGTGTTGGAAAAAAATCTAAAAAATAAATTCTTATCTTTGTATCATGAGTAAGTTTAAAGCATTAGTAAAAAAATTAATGGCAGATGGAAAGTCTGAGACCGCAGCAAAAAAAATTGCATATACCGCAGGCGTAAACAAGTACGGTAAAAAAGGTATGGCAAGGAAAGCTGCTGCTGGAGTTAAGAAGGCTAGACGAAGCTACTAAAAATAAAATTATGAAACAAGGTTACAACGCAAGACTCGATGATTCTTTAGGTTCAAAGAACGGAAAGAAGTCTCAGTCTATGAAGTCTCGAAGAAATGAAAGCAAAGCTATGTCTAAAAAAGATTATGGCCATTCTTACGGTGGAGACCATAGCATGAGTTATGAGCATAAATGCATAAAGGACGGAAAAGTCCACGCTCACTTAGGGGCTATTATAAATAAATAAGTATGGGAAAAGCTTTTATAAAATTAGGGTTATGGATACAATCAGTCTGGTGTAAATTCCAATGTGCATGGAATTCATGGATGCTGGCTGTCAGTTTTAAAGACATTGAGAAGTGTCCAAATAAAATGTGCGAATGTAATATGCAAAAAACTTACGTAAAAAGCTAGTGATGAAATCAAAAGGCTTAGGAGATACAATAGAAAAAATAACAGCAGTAACTGGAATAAAAAAAGTGGTTAATACTGTAAGCAAGGTAACAGGGAAGCCTTGTGGATGTGGAGCACGTAGAGATAGTTTAAATAGAAAATTCCCTTACAGTAAATAAAAAAAAATGGCATATACAAAATTAACAGCTAATAGAGCTGATGTAGTAACCCCCAGCGATACAAACTTGATACCAAATGTTTCAAATCCTGATGGGATAAACAACGGATGTGCTTTATATATAGGGTTACCAGGGAATGTGAGAGTTAAAACAGCAGGAGGTGATGATGTAATATTTGTTGGATGTTATGCAGGACAGTTTTTCCCTGTGAACGTAATTCAAGTTTACAATACTGGAACAACAGCTGGAGAAATAATAGCGTTATGGTAGGATATATTCAAACCAATAGCGCTCTTTTAGACATTGTAGTAGAGTATACATTTATAAGAGAATAATGACAATGCAGGATATAAAAATATATGCTATAAATTTCTTAAGTCTAGCTGTGTCATTCACGCAAATTGAAATGGCTTTAAAATTAATCCTGTTAACAGCTTCGATTGTGTATACGGCTCAAAGAATATGGATTAATCATAATGAAAAGAAAAATAAATAAAATAATTATTCATTGCTCTGCAACTAGACCTTCACATGATATAGATGCTAAGGAAGTTGACAGGTGGCATAAAAAACGAGGGTGGTCAGGTATTGGCTACCATTTTTTTATTAAAAGAGGTGGCTTAATTGAAATAGGCAGACCATTAGAAAAACAAGGTGCTCACACGTCTGGATTGAATAAAAATTCTATAGGCGTATGTTACGCAGGTGGAGTCAAAGAAGAAAGAGGAGCAGACGGAAAGTGGGATGCAGACGACAATAGAACTAGCGAGCAGATTGCTAGTTTACTTACTTTACTTAGATTACTAAAGAAAATTTTTCCAGAAGCAACAATACATTCTCATCGAGATTTTGCGGCAAAAGCATGCCCAAGTTTTGATGCAACAAAAGAATATAAAGGATTATGAAAAAACTATGGCAATGGCTTAGTGGAAATGTAATAAAAGAAGTTGGTCAGGTATTAGACGAGCTTATAACTACTGAGGAAGAAAGGCTAGAAGCAAAAGAAAAAATTGCAAAAATATTAGAAGACGCAGATAGCAAAGCTCAACAGCAAGTGACAGAGAGGTGGAAGTTTGATATGCAGAGTGATTCCGTATTGTCAAAGAATATACGACCTATGGTTTTAATTTACCTAACTGTAATATTTACAGCCTTATGTTTTACTGACGGAAATATAGGTGAATTTAAAATAGCTAAGGAGTATATCCCTATTTTTCAAACACTGCTTGTTACTACTTATGGAGCTTATTTTGTTGGTAGGTCTTGGGAGAAATCTCAAAAATCTAAAGACAAATAAAATGCATATCTTTGTACAATAAAATTAAATCTAAAAAAATGTCAAAACAAAAATTATCAAAAGAAGAGTTGTCAAAATTACAAGAATTAAACAACGCATTTACACAGGCAAAAATTTCTTTAGGAGATGCTGAGATACAAAAGGTGGAAATTCTAACTAGTATCCAGGTAATTAAAAAAGAATTTGCTAATTTAGAAAAAGAATTAATAAAAAACTACGGAGAACAATCTGTTATTAATTTACAAACAGGAGAGGTTACCGATAAAAAAGAATAGACAATGGCTAAAATTAGTAATACTTTATCATATCCTAATCAATTACCAATTGAAAGTGGAGATTATTTAATTGGAACTGCTGCAAACTCAAGTCCGATTGAGAAGCAGACAAAAACTTTTACATTAGGGGATATTGCTAATTTTGTTATTGATGAAGCCTTTGATGGCTGTTCTTATAGGCTTCCTATATTTACAGGTAGTTCAGCTGGGGAGGAGTCTTTTAAGATAGTTAACTCGTTATTCTATCAAGATGTAGCGACTAATACTGTAAAAGACCCATGTGAGGCTCCAAGCGGTACAGTAGTTTATTTAGATAACGGAAGTGGTATTGGAAGTTTAAGTATAGCTCAAGATTTAACTGTAGGTAGAAACGCTTTAATATATGGAACAACGAATCTTGAAAGTCTAGTTTATGTAAACGGAGGAATATATTTAAAATCTGAGGTTTATGATTCAAATTCTGCTATCGGAACTGGAGAACAAGTTTTAGTTTCTCAAACAGATGGTACTGTAGAATGGCAGAACTATCAAGGTTCTGGACTAGAATTTCAAGGAGCATGGAATGCAGACTTAAATTCACCTGATTTATTTTCTATTCCTTTAATTCCTGGTAACACAGGTAAATATTGGGTGGTATCTGTAGCAGGAGCAACTCCTTTAGACACAACAGGTGGCGGAACAATTACTGATTGGGAAGTTGGAGATTGGGCTATTATTTCTGAAGACTTAAACGATAACATATTTTGGGATAAGATTGATAACTCTTCTGTATTAACAGGTCAGGGTACTCCAGGAAACTTAGCTATATGGGTAACAGATAGTGAGTTAGGAGATGCCCCTGTAAAAGCAGGTGTAGGTAATAACTCTTTAATATTTAATAGCCTAGCTAGTAACCTTGCAGATGGAGAAGTCGCTAATGCAATGGGCAATAATACTGAAGCAAGTGGGGACTATTCTACAGCAATGGGTAATGACTCAAACGCAAGTGGAGTTGCTTCTACAGCAATGGGAGATAACACAATCGCAAGTGGAGATTATTCTACAGCAATAGGTGGTTCCACAGAAGCAAGTGGAGATACTTCTACAGCAATGGGTGGTGACTCAAAAGCAAGTGGAGCTGCTTCTACAGCAATGGGTAAGGGAGCACTTGCAGGTGGGGATTATTCTACAGCAATGGGGCGTGCATCAACAGCAAGTGGTCTTACTTCTACAGCAATGGGAGATGACACAACAGCAAGTGGAGCTGTTTCTACAGCAATGGGTAATGACACAACCGCAAGTGGTAGTATTTCTACAGCAATGGGTAGTGACACAAAAGCAAGTGGAGCTGTTTCTACAGCAATGGGTAGTGGTACAGAAGCAAGTGGTGATTTTTCTACAGCAATGGGAAGTGACACAAAAGCAAGTGGAGAATGGTCTACAGCAATGGGAGATAACACAACCGCAAGTGCAGATTATTCTACAGCAATGGGAGCTTCCACAATAGCAAGTGGAGCTTTTTCTACAGCAACGGGATTTTACACAGTGGCAAGTGGAAATTTTTCTACATCAATGGGATTTGAGACAGTGGCAAGTGGAATTCATTCTACAGCAATGGGAGATGACACAACCGCAAGTGGACTTAATTCTTTTACTCAAGGGCAAGGTGGTTCTGCAGACGGAAATAACGCTGCAAAATTTGGATATGAAGGAAAGGCAGCTGGAAATAATTCTGTAAAATTTGGATATGAATCTATAGCAAGTGGAAATTATTCTATTACATCAGGTTTTCAAACTCAAGCGAGCGGCTCATCTTCTGTAGCAATGGGAAGTAACAATATATCATCTGGAGATTCATCTACATCATTTGGAAAACAAGCAACGGCAAGTGGAGATTATTCTCTTGCCTCAGGTTTTCAAGTGACAGCAACAGGAGCAAAAGCTATTTCTCTTGGTAACTCAACAGATGCAACAGGCAGTAATTCTGTAGCAATAGGACTCAGCAACCAATCAGTTGGAGATAGCTCTGTGGCAATAGGTAATGGAAATGTATCGTCAGGAAAACTATCACTTTCTTATGGAAATAGTCAAGAAGCCTCAGGAGTTTCAGCCATTGCTATTGGAGGGGAAATAAACACAGCTTCAGGAGACTTTTCAGTATCTATTGGTTCAGGCAACGATTCTGCAGGCACTTTAACTCATGTATTTGGTGCAAACAATAATGCACAATCAAATAAGTCAACATTAATTGGAGATGAAAATACATCGTTTTTATCTTCTTCAAAGTCAACAGCAATTGGATTAAGTAACGCATTAACAGGAAGCTTTGCTTACGCATTCGGTTCTGGACTAGAGGTTACAGACTTTAGACAAACAGTTTTAGGTTCTTACAATTTACCTGTAGGCCCAGGAGATGTAAACACATGGAACTCCTCAGATAACTTGTTTATCATAGGTAATGGGGAAAGCGCTACTTTAAGGTCAAACGCTTTAGAGATACGAAAAGATGGAGAGCTTAAGCTAAACACATATGGTTTTGGAAATGTTACTGGTACTCCTACATATTTTCTAGCTGTTGATTCTAGTGGTAAAGTAGTGGAAACAACAGGCGGCGGCGGCGGAAGCGGAGTTGCAAATTTATCTATAGGTAATTCTTCAGTAAACACAACAGGCGTAAATACAGGGATAACACTTAACAGTAACACTGGCCTTATAACATTAACACCAAAAACTTTTGGAGGAAGCAACAATGTAGGTTTAGTACCTAGCTCAAATAGCGCAAGTCAAAATACCTCATTCTTAAGAGCAGATGGCTCTTGGGCAGTACCTAGCGCAAGTGGCATAGGTGGTAGTGGTACGGTAAATACTTTAGCAATGTTCACGCCAAACGGCACTACGATTGCAAACAGTCCAATTACAAACCCTAGTTTAAATGATATAGAACTAAGCGGTAGGCTTGTTTTACCGATTTATGGTGAATTTAGTTTTGGCTCTAGTACTAGTGATAAGTTTTCTATTAACAACAACATCTCAGGTTCAACTATAAAGCAAATTGGTAGTGGTACATTAGATTTAAGTTGTGAATCAGATGTATATATAAGAAGTAATAGTGGAGGCATTGGAGGCGAAGCGCTTGCTAAATTTTCGGTAGATGGCTCTATACAATTATACTATGACAATGTATTAAAGTTTGAAACAACTAGTAATAGTGTAAAAATATTAGGAGTTACAGTTTATGCCGACAATACTGCTGCTTTGGCTGGAGGCTTAACAGTTGGAGAAGTTTATAGAACTGATGACTTCTTAAAGATAGTACATTAATAATAAAATTAAATATAATGGATATAAGAAAAATATCTGTCGGTCCAGACTATAAGTCAGGGGCTATGCATTATTTGGTAGGGCAAGATGTTCTTAGTGGAACACATAAGATTCATTTAATAAAATATGATTCTGATTTACAGTCCTATAAAATATACATAGAAGACAATGATGTTGTTATTCTTTGGAAGGAATTTAGCTCTGCTATGCCTGTGTCCATTGAATACAACATAAACTTTTGAAATCACCAACAGACTTTATAGTCACACCAAGAGAAGATAAACGATACTCCAATACTAAAAATATTGGGGGTATTGATTTTTTAGTAAGTTCCTCCGAGGAAGATGTTAGGTACTCTAATAGATATGCAGACGTAAAGTCTTTGCCTATAAACTATTGTGGGCCTATAGAAATAGGAGATACCTTATTGGTACACCACAATGTCTTTAAATTTTATAATGATATTCAAGGAAGAAGAAAAAGCGGAAAGAGTTTTTTAAAAGACAACTTATTTTTAGTAGACAGAGAGCAGTTTTTTATGTATAAGAAAAATAATGTTTGGTATGCACACGATAGATACTGCTACATAAAGCCTGTTGAAACAAAAGAATCTGTTATATTTAAAAACACAAACGAAGAACCTTTAGTTGGCATAGTTAAGATTCCTAATGAAAACTTAATTAAGCAAGGCGTTAATAAAGGAGACTTAATATCTTTTAAGCCTGATAGCGAGTATGAGTTTGAGGTAGATGGAGAAAAACTTTATCGTATGTTTGACCACCAAATCACAATGATTCTATGAAGTCAAATAAAGAAATGAAACTTGACATTATATCTGCTGCCAGAAGAGCTGTGGAGCAGCTAATAAAGGTTGCTAAAGAAGATATTATAAAGCCTGACCCAGAAGATGATATTTCTGCAGACAGGCTAAAGAATGCAGCGGCCACAAAAAAACTAGCAATATTTGATGCGTTTGAAATACTAAGCAGAATAGAGTCAGAAAAAGAGGCTTTAGATTTAGCTGACGATAATAATAAAGTAGATACAAAACAAGGATTTGCAGAACGAAGGTCAAGATAACGTATTATATAAGGGCGTACAAGATTACGTACCTAAAGCCGTACTCACCAACAAGAACAAAAATAAAAGCTGGAAGTATGGCTATGACGAAAAATATGATTTAATTATAATTTCAAAAACAGGAGAAATTGAAAACATAATTAACATACAGGGTTTAATTATAGCGCTGCCTAAGTGTCCAAAAAATATTTATTCTAGAAGTAAAAGCAAGGAGAATCAGTATTGGGAAAGAATTGACATACCAAAGTCGTTAAGTAAGATTCAATCTATATTTCAATGGAATGAAATGCCTTCTGAGTTTAAAAGCAGATGGGTTGATTATATTGAAAACGAATTTGACAATAGAGAGCTTGGTTATTGGTTTATGAATAAAGGTATTCCAACATACATAACAGGCTCGCACTACATGTATCTTCAATGGGCCAGTATAGATATAGGATATCCTGACTTTAGAGAGGCTAACAGAATATTATGGATACACTGGGAGGCATGTAAAGCTGACAAGAGAAGTTTCGGTCAAGACTATTTAAAAATTAGACGCTCAGGTTTTTCATACATGAGTTCAAACGAAGGGGTAAATATAGGAACACTTGCTAAAGATTCAAGGGTTGGAATATTATCTAAGACTGGTTCGGATGCAAAAAAAATGTTTACAGACAAAGTTGTTCCAATAGCAAATAGGTTACCTTTTTTCTTTAAACCTATTCAGGATGGAATGGATAAGCCTAAAACAGAGCTAGCGTTTAGAATTCCAGCCTCTAAGATAACAAAAAAGAATATGTTTGAACAGGACAAAGATGAGATGCTTGGCTTAGACACAACGATTGACTGGAAGAATACCGATGATAACTCTTATGATGGTGAAAAACTTTTGTTATTAATCCATGACGAAAGTGGAAAGTGGCTCAAGCCAAATAATATATTAAATAACTGGAGGGTAACTAAGACTTGTTTAAGATTAGGTAGTAAAATTATAGGTAAATGCATGATGGGCTCTACTTCTAATGCTTTAAGTAAAGGGGGTGACAACTTTAAAAAGCTTTACGAAGATTCTAATGTAGGATTAAGAAATTCTAATGGTCAAACTAAAAGCGGTTTATATTCACTTTTCATTCCAATGGAAATGAACATGGAGGGTTTTATAGATAGGTATGGAATGCCTGTTCTTAGAACTCCTAGTAAACCTGTTTTAGGGGTGGATGGAGAGATGATATCTCAAGGAGCGATTGATTATTGGGAGAACGAAGTTCAGTCTTTAAAAAGTGATTCAGACGCACTCAATGAATTTTACAGGCAGTTTCCAAGAACAGAGTCTCATGCATTTAGAGATGAAAGCAAACAAAGCCTTTTTAACTTAACAAAGATATATCAGCAGATTGACTATAACGATTCAACAATTAAAGAGCATCATTTAACACAAGGCTCTTTTTCTTGGAAAGACGGAATAAAAGATTCCTTAGTTATTTTCACACCAAATAAACATGGAAGGTTTGTGGTGTCGTGGACTCCTGGAAAAAATTTACAGAATAATGTTTTAAAAAGAAATGGAAAATTCATGCCAGGGAACGAACACTTAGGGGCGTTTGGATGTGACAGCTATGACATCTCTGGAACTGTAGGAAACAGAGGTTCAAATGGAGCGCTACATGGATTGACTAAGTTTAACATGGATGATGCGCCTAGCAATGAGTTTTTTTTACAGTACATAGCAAGACCTCAAACTGCAGAGATATTTTTTGAAGAAGTCCTTATGGCTTGCGTATTCTACGGAATGCCTATACTAGTGGAAAACAACAAGCCTAGGCTGTTATATCATTTAAAAAATAGAGGATATAGAGGTTTTTCTTTAAATAGGCCAGATAAAGTATATAATAAATTATCACGCACAGAAAAAGAATTAGGAGGAATACCAAACTCAAGCGAAGATATTAAGCAAGCTCACGCATCTGCTATAGAATCGTTTATCGAAAAGAACATTGGACTGGATATAGAGAGCACTTTCAGAGACGCTGACCTTATGGGAACAATGCCTTTTACTAGAACATTAAATGATTGGGCTAAGTTTGATATTAACAACAGAACTAAGTTTGATGCTTCTATTAGCAGTGGCTTAGCTATTATGGCATGTCAAAAGCATTTATATACACCTGAAAAGAAAAGCTCAAAAATTTCCATTAACTTTGCAAGGTATACCAATAAGGGATTAACAAG